CAAATGCAAGGATATGTCCAAATATTTTATATGTTGGTGCTACAAGAGCTTCAGAAAAATTAATTCTAATTCAAGACATTAATTCTAAACCCCTTAATTTTTTAAATTTAACTAAATTAAAACAAAATAATTTTTTAAATATTATTCAAACTGAAAATTTATCAGTAACAAATTTAGCAAAACAAACCAAACCAAAAAACAATATTGATATTAAAAAAATTAATGTTACTGACTTGGTTAAATTTATAAGTCCAAATACTTTGGATATTATTATGGAATTGATAGATAATAATTTATTTATTGAAATTAATCCACCAAATCAAAATCAAATTACTATACCAAATAAAATTGAAAATAAAACCAATAATTTAGTTTTATATGAAGATGTATCAGATTTAAATGGTCTGGTTATACCTGCTATATTAGAGTCAAAAATTAATGGTTCTTTATCAACAATTGAAAGTTATGTTCAAGATAAATTTAAGGAACCATTAATAGTTAATGAATATTCTAAATATGCTGGTAAAATTAATATTCCATGTTTAACTACAAAAGATTATTTAAAAGTTGGTAATATTTATTTATCATTACAAAATAAATTACATGCAAAGTTAGCCCAAATTAAAAAATATAATTGGTTAGATGAAAAAATGGTATCAAAATGTCATTCTCATATGAAAATGATAAAACCAAATACATTATTTGAAATTATTCTCAGGTCTGAATTAGAACCAAGTTTAGATTGGATTGAATATAATCATGAAATATATGGCTTAATACAAATGAAAGGAAGATTAGATGCTATTACAACAGATTCAGTTTGGGAATTTAAATGTGTAGATTATTTATCTATTGAACATAAATTACAACTTTGTGTTTACTATTGGATGTGGAATAAAGGTAATATGTCTAATATATATGGAAATAAAAAATTTTATATAACAAATATCAAATCAGGTCAATATTTGCAGTTGAATACTGAACAAATATATATAATTGAACAAATTATTGATATTTTGTTTGATGAAAAGTATCTTTGTAAAAAAGAATTGAATGATTATGAATTCATAAATATGTGTATAGAAAAGTAAATCTAAATAAAAATTGAAAATATATCTTTTAGATATATTTTAATTATATATCCACACTATTTAAAATAATATATAATATAATATTATTAAATGTTATAAAATGGGCAATTGTATTTACTCAAGTATTATTTTAGATGATTTATCAAGTCAATTTATAGATTATTATGTTCTTGATAAACAATATAATATTATTATAGGTATTTATTCAAATTCAAATGCAAATACAATGATTAATCAAGGTATTTGTATAGGATACAATAATAATACAATAAACAAAATTAAATTTGGTATAATACATCGTCATAGTGATAAAATTTTAGAATTATTTTTTGAAAATAATATTAAATTAATTTTAACGAAAAATACTGATAATCCCAATATAAAATTAACATTAATATATAAAAATAATTTGAAAATTGAAAAATACATTGATGTAAACTTAATTAGTAAATTTAAATTAATTAATAATAATTCTGAATATATTGACTTAATTTATAAAATTATAAATTGAATAAAAAAATTGAAATTATATTATACTGATATGCTTATTTATTTATATATAATAATACATATTGTTATTATCCTTAACAAAATGAAATTGTTTTTCTTATTTTTAGGATGTAATATTTATTCTATTCTCATCAATAGACTTGAAACTTCATTCAAATTTATTGAAGAGAATATCAATATTCCAACAACCACAACCACAACCACACCCACACCCACAATTCCACACAATTCAAGTAATATTGGGACATACGAAACAAATTATCCCCAAAATAATCAAGTTCAAATCACTTGGTTTTTATCGGGAGGAATTAAAAATAATTTTGTTGGTGCTAGATCAGAAGCAAGTATAATGAAATCTCAAATTGATAATATTATCAATTCGAAATATAATTCTGTTGAATCTTCAAATTCTAATCCAAATTGTGCATCTGGTGACTTTGTTTGTACAGAAAAATTTGCTTGGGATTATATACTTGATGAAAAATCTACTAACACCGCAGAAAATTTTATTTGGGCATCCCAATTTCTTAATACCACATCCCAATCATTTGATTCAATATATGTCGTCACATCAGCATTTCATTATAATCGAGCTCGAATGATGTTGAATCTAATTGATCCATCCAAAAATTTCAAATGGATTTTAGGTGATTTAGAGGAACAAGATTCGAGATATTGGGAATCTGTACATATTAATAATGTTAATGCTGATGTATCTAAGGCAAAAACAAAATTAGAAAGTATGTTGCAGTGAATAAATACAATAAATTTTTTATAAAAAATTTATAATACAAAAAAAATAACTCAGGTATATTTTTTAATTAAATAATCAGTATATTTTTTATAAATAAAATCAAATTGTTTATCTGTAATATTATCCAAATTGATTGAATATTTGGTTGCAATTTTGCAGAATTTTTTAACAACATTTGGTGAAATTTTTCTATTATAAGGATCTTTATCTAATCCACCTGCTAATTCAATTATTTTATACATTTTATCTTGTTGAATTTTTTTTTCCCCATTTAAATTTATCAATTTATTTTGATATAAACCAAATTCACATATATTTAACAAAACAATACAACTTGATACCATTATAAATAATAAATTTACATCAATTATTTTCATTATATAAAATACAAATATAAAAAAATTGATTTTTAATTTTAATATCATTTGGATGAAATATATTACATTATGGATATTGAATATCAATATGCAAAAGATTTTATTATATTAACTTTTATAGAAAATAAAAAAATAACTAATACAAACGTGAATGATGATTTTTTAATTAATGGTCAAGTTTTTACAAATTTAAAAAAATTAATTGAAGAAATTATTTTATCAAATCAATATGATATATTTAAATCATTAGTTAAGTTTTATAAAATTAATCAAAAAGATATAATTGATTATGTTATTGAAATCCAAAAAACTTCATATGGTTTATTTGTTAAATATGACACTATTGATTGGATTATAAAAAATGATTTCGAATTTTTTAAACAATACATAAATATTATATTTGAAAAAAATCATGTTTATTTATTTGACATGTTATTAAGTAATTACAAAATATTAGAATTATTAGATAAAACAATTATTAAATCAGATGATGAATATTTTAATAAATACAAACCAAAATTTTATAATGATACTTTAAAATTTATATTTAATACATATGGAAATGGATATAGATTTGGAAATGGACATAAAACTATTTATTCCTCTAATTTTGAACATTTTGCTTTGTTATTAGATATTTCTCTTTTGGATAATGGTTTGGATAAACCAATTCAATTGTATAAAATTTTTGATAAAATAATAACAAATGATAAAACTGATTTAAAATTTTTAAAAAAATTTATATCCAAATATAATTTGAATCCAAAAGAAATTAAATCTAAATTAGAAAATAAAGACAAAACTTTTTTAAATTTTTTAATTAGCTCAAAATCTTTCGATAAAATAGATTGGTTTTGTAATCAAATTAATGAATATACTAAATTTATAAATAAATCAAATTATATTGAAATATTTGAAAATGCTTGTAGAACATCCGATGTAAAAATAGCAAAATATATTTATAATTTGATTCAAATATGTGGAATAGAAATCACTAACCAAGATATAATAAAAATTTTAAATTATTCAATATATAATTCAAGATGGAATAAAACACCTGGTCACGATGAATTAATATATGAATTAATTAATCTTAATACCAAACCAATTGGTGGATTTCCAAAATATACTGAATATTATAATAATTTAAAAATAATTAATAAATAAATTTGAAAAAATGTTATAAGAATTCTTCATCTGTTGTTAATTCAAAAACTTTTTTTTTATAAAATTCTATTTTTTTCAATAACAAATTAATTTTTTCATTTTGTTTATGAATTATTTTATCCAAATCATTTGAATTTGACAAATTTAAATATTCGTCAATTTCTTTTAATTTAATTTTATACTCAAAAACAAATTTAAAATGATTATCCATTTTTTTTATTATAAGGAAATATTTATCTGGGTTATCTGATGTCAAATCTAAATTACTATTATCAATATTTTTAGTAATTAAAAAAAATACATTATCTAATGTTAAACTAAATGTTTTTTTTAATCTTTTAAAAGATACTTTAAACATTCTAATATTATCTTTTATAATAAATAATTTATCATTTTTTGAATAAATATAAAAATCTTTGCATAATATTCCCCCTTGTAATTTTAATAAATCCTGATTATATAAATATTTATTATAATGATGTGTCATTAATAATATATAAGAAATAAATTTTATTATTTTTACAGTCAATAATATTTTATTTTCAAATAGTAATTTCAAATGAACGATACTATAACTAAATTAAATATATTTGAAAAATATGAAAAATTAATATCAAAACTAAATTTAATAACTAAACAAAAAAATAAAATTGATTTTGAATATAATATGATAAAGGAAAGGATTGATGAATTTGAAACAATCAATTTGGTTTATTTAGATGAATTGGAAAAAATTAAAAAAAAATTTAATTTATAATGATTCTTGAAAACATTTATAAAGTATTGTACATATTTCGCCTAAATTATTTGTTAATTTCCAATTGGCAGGATTAGTTGTTTCAATCGTAATAATTCCATTTGAATCAACTAATCCTGTAATTTTTATTTGTTTTGAAAGTAATTTTATAATTGGAGGATTAATTGGATAATTTGAAAATACAAATTCAATTGAAGGATAATTATTTTTAATTGGTTCAAAATCAATTATCCATTTCCATTGGTCTTGAATATCTATTTTTGTTATAAAATTTAATGTTAATAATTTTTTATGTTCCCCATCTAATCTTTTATTTTTTAAAATACCAACATTTAATTTATTGGTTTGTTTTTGCAAAGGTAATTCTTTTAAAAAATAATTTGAAATATCTTTGGGAATAGTGCTTCCAGATTTAACCAATACTATTGTTCTCAATAAAACAATTTTATCATTATTAATAACATATATTCCTTCTACTTTTTTATATTTGGAAGGATCTTCTAACACTTCAAAAACTCCTACAACATTATTTGAATTTCTTATCATACCTTCTCCTTTACCTCTATATGAATAACTGTGACTCATTTGAAATGAATCTGAGAAATATATACCATTTCCATGAGCAGCCCCATTAGCCATAAATTCAGTTCCTGACATTACTTTAAGACCATTTTTAATTATTGGATACCAAGAACAAATACCACTTCCATGAAATAAAAAATACTTTTGTGTAAATTTATTTTCAATATCAGCAGAATAATTTATATGTATAAATTTTATTGCGTTTGTATTAGAATTATTTTTTTTTAATGATGAAGTTAAATCATTATCTCTTGAACTCATTGAAAAATAATTATTTGATACCGCATTTTTTAATATCGCATATATTTGAGGATTAGTTTTATTAATTAAATCAATATCATTTTCACATTCATTAAGAATTTTTATTATGGTGTCTTCTTGTAATAAATTTTTCTCTTTTTCAAGTAATTTTTTTAAATCAGATAAATTTTTTATTCCTGTAATACAAGGAATTGGTTTATAGGCAAGTTCACCTTTTAAATGTAAAGTTCCAGTTATTAAAATATCTAATAAAAATAAAAATACTTGTGAATCACGTTTAAATGAATTTGTAACTTTATCATCAATTACGGTTTGATATGATTTTTCAATACAATCAATATTAGCACAACAAGAAATTGATTGAATTCCTTTGATTTTTAATTCAGTTCCACAAATTGTACAATAATTAAAATATTTATCAATCAATTCTCCCAATCCAAATAAAAATTCTGTTATTATATTTTCATTAAATTTAATAGACATTAATTTTTTATTTTCTAATAATCTTTTTATATGATTTGAAAAAATTGATTCTGTTAACACATTTAAAATTAATTCATTATTATCCACCATATAAGTATATTTTATTTCAAATCTTTCATCCGGTTTATCAGATTCATTTGTTTTATTTATTTCATTCAAATAATTTATTTTACAATATTTTTCATCAAAATAAACCAAATTAAATTTATCATTTGGAATTAAGATTTGATGAATTGATAAAAAATATTCAATATTTGACATATTTAAACTATAATTATGATTAATATACATAATAATATATTTTCATTTTTTTTATATTTAAAAACATATTAATTTTTTATATTATTAATTATATATATAATAATGCAATTCGTAGAATTTGAAAATGTTGTTGAGGTTTTTATTGAAATATCTAAAGGTTCTAATATTAAATATGAATATGATAAAAAGAAAAATTTACTTGTTTGTGATAGAATTTTATATACCCCATTCAGATATATTTTTAATTATGGGTTTATACCAGATACTCTAAGTTTAGATTCAGATCCTATTGATGCTGTTATTTTAATGGATGAATCTTTAGTCCCTGGGTGCCTAATCAAATGCAAAATTATTGGATGTTTAAAAACATCCGATTTTGAAGGAGATGACCCAAAATTAATCTTATGTCCTATTGATAAAATAGACCCAAGAGCAGTAAATATCAATAATTTATCAGATTTACCAAATATGCTTTTGGAACAAATAAAATATTTTTTTTCACATTATAAAGATTTGGAAAATAAAGTTGTGACAATTGGAGAATTTGTTAATAAGGAAAAAGCAATTCAAATATATTTGGATTCAATTGATAATTATAACAAAAAAATTGAAAAATCAATTTAATTGAATAATTATCACATATATATATTTTATGCAATATAGTATCTCTAACTCCGACAATAAACAATTAAATAATATTCAACCACCAAGTCCAAATGCTAATGGCATTTCGGACTGGACAACTGTGATTAAAAAAAAAGAACATATTTTTAAAACAAAACGCAATTATAAATATAAAAATTCCGATAATACTTTTAATAAATCAAATACAAATACCGAATGGATTAAAATTGATGAAACATGGAATGATTATTTAAATACGATAAAGAAAATTGACAATAAAATTTGTAGAAATGGGGAAAAAAATTGCGATTGGGTATATAGAATTTTTGATGGTAAACAAGAATTAGATTGTGTTGAATGTGTTACAAATGAATTTTTAATTATTCCTTCAGAAAAAAATAAATTAGCTGAACTCGTTAAAACAATTCCATATAATTTTGATATTCTTGTATTTCCATTTGATAGTAAATTAAGAACTATAAGAAATTTAAAATCAAATCATATTCCTTTATTAAAAAGAATGAAAGAAAAAGCTATTGAGGTTATTTCAAAATATATCAAAAGTTTGGATGAATCAAAATTACATTGTGAATTTCATTATTTACCTTCAACATATCATTTACATTTGCATATTGGGTTGGGTAAAGAAACGACCACAAATCAAATAAAAAATAATGTTTATAAATTTGATGAAGTAATTTCAAATTTAGAATCTGATTCTGATTATTACACCAAATCAATTCCAATCTATGTGAGAAATGAATCAAATTGGAATTCAGAATTAGAAAAATATTCAAAATATAATAATGTAGACAATTCATCAAAATGTGACTCCAAATGGAAATTTTTTGAAAATATGGATTGTTATAAAAAATATAACTCTGAGTTATAGTATTTAAAATTTGTTTTTTTGTAATTATTTATTTAATTATTACAAATTATTAAAAAAATTGATTTTTATATATAATATTGAATTAAATCATATAAGTAAATCTAAAATTTATAAAATGTTTAGTTCAAATATATTTGTTAAAACTTTATTAAAAAATAAAATAGGATTAAGAAATTTTTCAATTGACCATAAAATTGTTGAATCATTAGAAAAAACAAAAAACACATTACCTAAATTAAATCCGTTAGAACATTTAATTAAAGTAGTATTAAATACAATAGGAGCACCTTTTGGAATTTGTTCTGTTAAACAAAATCATATTGCTCCATATTTTACTTTTGGTAAATATGATGGTTATAGAACAAGTGGGCTAACTTGGATTCCTCCTTTTTCAAAATATAGTCAAGTTTTTTGTGGTGATATAACATTGTCACATACGAATATGCATTTAACTGATTCTGCTTCAAATCCGATTAGAGTAAGTTCATTTATTATTTATAATATAACAAATCCAGTTAATAGTATTGTAAATTTAGATTCACCTGATGTGTTATCAAATTGGATTGAAAATATTGTTAGGGAAGTTATTTCTACATATTCATATAATGAATTAACCTCTAATCAAAAAGAAAATTTAACGGAAAAATTAATTCAAAAAATTAATTTGGACCCTAAAGCAGAATTTTATGGTATTCAAGCTCAAAAAGCTGGATTACTTGAAATAAATTATGCTCCTGAAATAGCTGATACAATGTTAGTTAAACAAAAAGCAAAAGCAGCAATTGAAGCAAGAAAAGAATTAGTTGATGCAACAATCAATCTAATTAACGATATAAGTGATAAATTAGATAATAAATTATCTCAAGAAGATAAATCTAAATTAATTACTTGTTTAACTGTTTCTATGATTGGAAATAATTCTCCTTCTCAAGTAATAAATTTAAATTAAATTTAATATTATTTTTTTATCAAAAATCATATAATTTAAAAAAATAATGATTATTTAAAAATAATAATTTATAAATGGATGAACAAATAGAAATAAATTTATATGATATTGTGACATTTAGAGCGTTGCGCTTTTTAAATGCCGGTTGAGGCATTTAAAAAGTCAATGCTTTGTTATTAAAAACACTAAATTCTAAAGTCAATAGGCTTAATTAATAAACATTAAATATTTAATATGA